CATGCTGGGTCTGTTGATGGCGAGGGTGTTGCTTCCATTACACGACATATATGGTCCTCCGGGGGTATATAGGGTCTAGGCGGCCGCTAATCACTGGAGGTCTGGCATGGGTCATCTCGAAGAGGTTGGGATGGGTTATCTGCAGCACCTTGCGTTGGCTTGGAAGAACGCCCTTCGGCTCGTTGCGTCGTCGGTCTTCCTCGTCGTTCACGGGGCGTTCCCGTTCGTTCTCACGCACGCGGCTTCGGACACTATAGAAAGGGTCAGGAACTCCTTCCCCAAGGGCGGGTCCGACAGGATACTGGTGCGATTCAACACCAAGTGGAAGGAAGACCCGGAAGGAAGGCAGTGGCGAGTCCTAGTGAACGGTGAGGAGACCCTCGCCAGCCGAGTTTCTATCAGGACGGGTTCGGACACGGTGGAGGAGCCCATCAACGGAGAGCAGAAGTTCCACTTTCTTTGCTTCGGAAAAGTCGTGTGGAGCGGAAGCGAAGCGAGCATATTCTAACTAACCAGCGAGGTTCGATCATGAATCAAGAGAATAAGGCGATGCCGTTGGGAAATCTTCCCGCGTACATGGATTCCGTGCGCGAGCGGGGGCAGAGGGACGAAATTCCCGTGGTGGACATGGGGATGATCGTGGACGACCGACCCTTCCGATGGGCGCGGGCCTTGGCCTATTCGTCCGTGGCGTGCCTACTTGTGACGGCCGGCGCGGTCACCTACGCGATCTCCTCGACCGAAAGCGTGATCATCGACGCGGGAGACATGGAGCCGCGGGCGGTGGCCAAGATAGTGTCCGAGGAGGGCGGCAGGGTGTTCTACTTCAGGCAGAATGACGATAAGACGTACGAGGTCAGGGTGTTCACCTTCAAGAAGATAGGTTCCCTCCTCGATCAGCTCAGGGGCAAGAAGGAGTTCAAGAGGGTGGAGGCGAGATGAGGTTTAGGGAGTTCCTCGATTCCGACATGAGGGTCACGGACCGATGGCCGGTCAACAAGGCCATGTACGACATGGACGACCCAGAGGACAGGAGGAGATACGAAGACGACTTAAAGGGCCGTCTTTCGTCCATGCGGAAGGAAGTCGTGTCGGAGAGGCTCGTCGAGGAGCCGCATACGATTACCTGCTGGCGTGGTTTCGACCTTCGTTCGTTCGAGAGGGACGCGGAGGAGGAGGGAGGAAAGCTATACCTGAACGGGTCCAGGGCCATGAGCGGGATGCTGTGGTTCACTTACGACATCCAGCCCGTGCACCACTACGACCCCAGGACCTACGCGCTTGAGCACGCGTACGGGGATGGGTACCTTCTGACTTATCCTTTGAAGTGCGTGAGACGATACAAGTCCATAAGGCACGACGACGGGTCGGAGCGGACAGAGGCTCCCGAAGGAGCCAAGGCCAATGCGACCGAGCTCGATAACAGGGCCGTGATGTACGGCCAACTTTATGAACTTCCTTCGGGATGGTTCTTCACCTGGCAGGTGGAGAAGAATCTCGGGTTCAAGGGCAGGCTCGAGGTCGAATGGTCGATGCTCGAGAGGGTGCGAGAATGAGGTTCGCGGAGTGGCTGATCTTCGAGGCCCGAACCCAGAAGGTCATCATGTACCACGGAACCGCGGTTAGGAACCTTCGTTCGATCATGTCTCACGGACTGCTCCCCAGGGCTAGGAGCAAGGCCTGGGCCGACGACGCCGACTCCAGCTTCTATTCGGCGAGCAGGGCGTCGCTGGACGGGATTTACCTCACGAGGAACCTCATGACGGCCCTCTCGGCGGCCTCCAACGGGGCCAACAGGAAGTACATTAAGGAGGGCGACCTGCTCGTGGCGGTGGAGATGCAGCCGAAAACCGCTTTCGCGGACGAGGACGACCTGAACTTCATGTCGAACATATCAAGCATGGAGATGAGGGTCGCCGACCTTTACTATTCGCTGGAGAAGGGCGAGCACCCCGAATTCCTTCAAGAATGGAAAGACAAGTACAGGGACAACTTCTTCTCCATGATGTCTGGTCGCATCGAACTCCATCCGATGGCCAAGGAGCGGCTGGGGCCGATGGTGGACGGGGTTTTCGAGGCCGCCGTGAGGCGCCAAGCCGCATACTCGCAGTATCACATCAAGAACTACTTCAAGAACCTGGAGGCGCCGGACAAGTCGGAGGCCGAGAGGGACTTCATGCGGGCGAGGGAGAGGCTGACGCGCACGCTCAAGGCCTTGGCCAATCCGTTCCGCCATTCGCAAGAGCCTTTCAACTTGACCGCGAGGGTCGAGGAACCCATCGGATTCAGGGGTGCGAACAGGATAGTGTGCGTGCTGCACGTGCCGTTCGACCACAAAGAAAAGCCAAAGCTCGTCTACGGAGATGTGCCCGAGGACCTGATGGTTCAGTGGGAGCATAGGAAGGGCGAATGGATGGGAACAGAGCCTTATCGGATGTAGTTCCAGTCGAACGGGATCATCGCGACGACCGAGGACAGAACCATCGCGCTCTGCTGGTCGTAGACGGTGACGCTCGACGGAATGCTGATTTTGGACGGGTCGGATTCGACCTCTGGATTCCCGACGTCCATCCAGCTCTTCGGTCTTTCTATCCTTCCAGAGGAGGCCGCCTGGATCGCGAGTTCGGACAACTGCGGGAGGACCTTTGATGCCCACCTTTTCTTGAGCCCGTTCCACACGTTGAACGAGAAGTGGTTGCTGAGCGCGGATGGCTTCTTTTGTCCGAAGTGCGACTGTGTGAACGGGGAGCCCGCGTCATGGGATCGGTCGGTGGACAGATACAGACAAAGTATGTTCGTCATGTATTCGCTGACTTCGTCGTTTTCCAGCGCTCTGTACAGATGGTCACTCTCTATGCCGAGCGGCTTGTGGAGGTCTGACTTCTCAAGGATTTTCCTTATGGGCTGCTCGAGCGGAGACACATCGACGTCGAAGTTGTAACGAAGTTGCAGTACGTATTTGGGGGGCGGGTATCGGGACGGCATGATCATGTAGGTGACCTTCTTGGTCTTCTGGCGTCCCACGAAGTCGCCGAACGCCATTGATATGTCCTTCATCGAAGCGGTCTCAGAACACCACTTCAGGAGGTTCCATCGCCGACGCTCCATCCACTCCCAGTTCCATTCGTTTCCGTCTCCGCCGCCGTCGTCATCGTCCTCGACATGGTCGGATCCTCCCCCTCGGCCCGTGGAGGGGACGAGGGCGGCGATTGCCGACTCTTCGATGTCCTTCTGTCTGCGGAGCAGCCATTCTCTGAATTTCACGCCCTTTGACTCCCTTTTCAACTGTCGTCGCGTCAGGGTATATACATGCATGGAGTCTGGTTCTCTCGAGGCAATAGGGTGGGTCGGTTCGATTCTTCTGGCCTTCTGCGGGCTGCCGCAGGCGGTTCAGTCCTACAGGACGGGCTCCTCGTCGGGGGTCACTTGGGGACTTCTCTCGATGTGGGGCGTGGGGGAGGTACTTACCTTGGTGTATGTACTTCCGAAGTCGGAGCCGCCTCTGGTGTTCAACTACCTCGCGAACATACTGTTCATATCGGTGATCGCGTATTACAAGGTGTGGCCTAGGCGAGCCTGAACTTCTCCTTGGTCATGCTCTTCTCGAGCTCCCTGTCCCAGGGGGCGACATGCGGCGATGTAGATACGGATATCCTGTGTACCGTCCCGCCTCTGGCGACGGGGTAGGAGTCCTTCTCTGCTTCCGAGAACTTTGTATTCGGGTGGAGCTTGAGGATGATTCCCTTGAGAACCTCCATGTTCTCCTCTAGTTCGTCTGGGAATGACGAGGAGATTGATACGCGAGACCCTTCGATCCTTACGGTGCCCCTCGAGGTCGTCCTTGTCGGCTTGAATTCGTTCGGGGATTCGTCCAGCGACGGGTCTTCCGCTATGTCGTCGAACGCCTCGCCGAATAGACGCTCCATCTTCCTTCGATCCGCGAAGTAGAACCCCGGCCTCGTCTGGGCCTTGAGGGCCGCGACTATGTCGTGGACTCTTGCTATGGACACGGCGTACCTTTCGGCGTTTTTGGCTATCCATTCGGCGAGCTCGTGGCTGTCTCCGTGGTTGGACGAGTGGCCTTTGGAGAACTTCTTGAGCGACAATATCTTGTCCACCATCCTCTGCGCGTTGGGCGGGAGCGGCACGGACCTTCCGAGCGGGAACCTTCTCACGGGGGCGTAATCACCGGACACGAAGGCGTCGTGCTTGTCCCTGATCACGAGGTCGGCTTGATCCTTGGGGCTGGTGGGGTGGAACTGTGCGCTGGTGATGTCGATGTACTTGCCCTCCGCCTCAACCCACCAGTGCTGCTGCGGGTTCTTCATGCCGAGCCCCCTCGGAGGGGATGGGTCGTCCAGCCCCACGGAGTATCCGGCGTAGTAGCCCGGCTCGGCGTTTCCGTACCAGCCCGCGACCTTCCTGGCCTTGAACCCCTTCTTCTTGAGGAAGTCCACGAGTCCTTCGGCCACGTTGGCGCAGGTGAAGGAGAGTGGGTGGTGCTTGAACGGCACCACTTCAAGGTTCCTGTCGTAGTTCGATCCTAGCTCGTCTTCGACGTGCTTGGGGTTGCTGGGGTCGAAGTTGAAGTTCTTGGGCCGCGTGATGTAGTAGCACCTCTTGGCTTCGGGCCTCGACGACATGTATTCCCTGACCGCCGACTCAAGGCTTTCTCTGATCCCAAGCTCCGACTCCGCCAGCCATTCCCTGAAGTTCGACATGCAATATTTAGGCTCCGCGGGCTAATTTAGTCGGTGAACCCATTCATGCAGAACCCGCAGGCCGCCGCCGTGAAGAAGTACATGTTCGACATACTTCAGGAGCGATACCGCAGGAACGAGAGGTACATCGAGAGGATGGCCGCCGCGGCCCTGACCAAGGAGGACTACGACGGCATAGGATCGCTCGCGGCCGACCTGTACGAGGCGGGGTTCATGAGGGCGGTCGACCAGTACAAGGATCAGCTGGCCAAGATCGGCATGAAGGTGAACATAGTGCCCGAGGCCAAGCCCCAGCAGGGCAAGCCCATATTCAAGAACTAGTCGCTGAAGTCGGGCTGGAAGTCCGAAGGACTCGCCCTGAACAGCCAGCCGCCCTCCTTGCTCTCCTTCGAAGATATCCTCCACCACCTGTAGTCGTCGTAGGGAATCCTGTCGTAGGAGTCGGTCGATTGGTTGTGCACTTCGTAGGAGAAGGGGTACACGACGCTCTTCTCCAATATCTGTCCGCGCGGGTCGCTCGTCCAGAACTCGAACACGAGGTCGGAGGACGAAATGACTATGCACGGGAACACGAACTTGGCTCCGTACTTGACCCTGCCCCACGACTCACCGTAGAGCGAGTCCTTCCTCTGCTCCACCCTCGCGGGCAGGCAGTGGCAGAGAACCTTGTACTTGATGTACGGCAGGTCGAACTGCTTGTCGTCCGAGGACGAGCCTTCCTCCTTCGATTCATTCTCTATCGGGGGCGGCTCGGGGCTGGGTTTGGGTATGCTGACCTCGGGTTCGACGGCCTCTTGGGGCGGATCGGCGACGGCTGGTGCCGGTTGAGCCGTTGCAAACTCCGGCTTCCTCTTCGATTCGGCGGGACGCTTCGGATTGGATTTGATGTCCTCCCATTCGAAGTTGTGGAAGACCAACTTGGACGGATCCCAGGGGACCTGCTGCTTCACGAGCGGGTTGGGGCCCTCCACCACATACATCTTTCCGTCTTTAGTGAAAATCGCCATGTTATTCTCCTGCGCAGACGATATATAGTAGCGACAAAACTGGGGGTGCTAGATGCCGCTTGTGGTTCCGAACGAAGGCGAAAGGAGGATGCTGGAGTACATCGTCAACAAGTCCTCCCCGACGAACCTCGTTCTCAAGCTGTACACGAATTCTGTGAATCTTTCGACGGACGACTTCGACCAGTCCAACTTTACGGAGTCTGGGGCCACCGGCTACGCGTCGGTAACGCTGGCGGGCTCCAACTGGAGCGTCGCCACGACCTCCGGCGTCAGCGTCGCGACCTACGGGAGCAGCGTCACATTCTCGTTCCTTGAAGGAGCGTCCATATACGGATACTACGTGACCAATTCTTCGGGGGCGATCATGTGGGCCGAGGAGTTCCCGAGCGCCCCGTTCACGCTGCCTTCTGACGGCGGCCAGATATCCGTCCGCCCGCAGGTTCAGTTGAGCTGATTGGCTTCGGAGGCTCATACATAGTTATAGGAGGGCTACCAGTTGCTCAAGAACCCGGACGGAACGCCTTACAAGGTCACAGGAAGCCTGGAGCAGTTCGACCCCGACAACCCGGAGCGATGCGTCTGGAACGACTGGGACGCCGAGTGGATCAAGATATACGGGTCGCCCATCTTCTACTACGAGGTGTTCATCCAGACGGGCTCTCTTGACAAGTTGTACAGGGAGGACAGGGGCAAGATATGGTCGAACCACCCCATAACCCTGTACGCCAGCTACGAGCCCGTGGTGGGCCAGAACTACCAGAGCGCGTTCGGAATTGACTCGCCTGACGAGGTGATATTCGACCTCAACTACAGGGACGTCATCCAGAGGATAGGGCACCCTCCGAAGATAGGGTCGAGGATACACAGCCCGCACCGCCGCGAGGACTGGGTGATAATCCAGCGCAACATCGGCGAGACCATGCTCTGGAGCCAGATGCGGCTTCAGATACTCTGCCAGAGGTTCCAGGAGTCGGTCACCACCGGCGAGGGCAAGGTCACGGAGAAGAAGCCCGATTTCGACCTGAACGACCTGAACAACCGTTCCTAGCCCACAGGACTTTCTTCGGCATCTTGGGCTTGGGCAGCGACGTCCTGACGCCATCCGGCACGAACGTCTTTCGCCCCTTGTCGGAGCTCTTCTTTTTTAGTCGGAAGTGCTTCATGTTTTTTCCACTCGACACATAGATAGCCTAAAGGAGGCGAGAGTGCCCGTAAATCCCGGCAACCACCAGAGCAAGGGTCTCAACGACTGCAAACCGATCTCGCCGGCGGAGACGAGCAGGAACGTCGACCCGCCCCCGCGGGACTGCCCGGGCCCGGACGGGCTCGGCGTCGGGTGGCTCGAGCGCAACGCGTCGTCCAAGGTCGGCGTGGGGCGGGAAGCCCAGTGCGACCCGATGCAAACCGGGCAGATCGTCGAGGACATCCGAAACCCCGAGAGGGAGGTTCTCTACCGATACTCGAAGAGCCTCCGCGGGTGCGACGAGGCGATGCTCGACTTGTTCAGCAACCTCGTCGTGATAGACGAGGACGGCAAGGCCCACAGGGTTCCCATCATATGGGGGACGCAGGAGCGAGCGGTCGCCTGGATACTGCAGGACAACACGCGGAAGGACGGCAGCCTCGTCGTGGAGAGGATCAGGCTGCCGATGCTCGCGATCTACTCGTCCGGGGTCGACTTCGACCAGACCAGGTACACCTACCACAAGGCCCTCGACTACATGAGGAAGTCGGACGACGGCAAGCCCGGATTCCACATAAAGGAGAAGCGGGAGAGGGACACGGTTTTCGGCGTGGCGAGGGGCATACCCGTAAACAAGACCTATTCCTTGGTCGCCTGGACGGCCTACATGGAGGACATGGATCAAATTCTAGAGCAAGTCCTGCTAAAATTTTCGCCAGTTGCATATATAAGCGTGCGAGGGGTCAGTTGGGAGACGATAGTCAACCTGGACTCGATAGCGAACAACGTGGATTACGAGCCTGGCGATCAAAATCAACGGATAATCAAGTTCGAGTTTAATTTGACCGCTAAGTCGTATATACCGCAACCGATAGTCAGAAACAAGTCGATACTGGGTACGAGGGTGGACCTCCACGACAGCGTCGACGAGGCGAAGATTTCGGAGGTTTTGGGAAGGATCGAGACGAGCGTCAAGAACGTAGAAAGGCAGATTTGATGATCGAAATCAAGAACAAGACGAAGAGTCCCGTTCAGTTGTTGATTAGGTCTAGGAAGTCGCCGAGGTCGTTCACGACTCTCAACATCCCGGGGGTGGGGGCTGGCAACAACTCTTACCTCCTGGAGGACGAAAGGAACACGGAATACGTCGAGCGCGCAGAGCAGATGGGGCTCATTTCGACAAGGCACATTACAAACAAAGAATTGAACAAGGGAGAATAAAGTCATGGCAATTCTAAAGGGCTTTCCACCCTCGAACACCATTTCGCCGTCGGTGCGAATAACAGAGAAGGACCTGAGCTTCATCGCTCCCGAGCAGTCCTTCCATCGCGCTGGCCTTGTCGGCTTCGCGAGCAAGGGACCGATCAATATCCCGACGGTGATACGCTCCCGTAGGCAACTGAACACGGTGTTCGGATATCCGCACCCCGAGCAGGGCGATCCCTACCTCATCTACGCGGCCGAGCAGTATCTGCTCGTCGCCAACGAACTCTACGTGGTTCGCGTGGCCGACACGGACGCGGTGAGCTGGGAGCGTGCCAAGACCGCCCAGGTGGAGGTTCCCTCTGCCGGTGGCGAGGTCAGCTTCGTCTCGAGCGTCGCCGGCCCCTACAGCCTTGACAAGGACATGTACTTCAGGTGGAGGCTCAACGGAGTCCTCGCCTCGAAGACCCTCGTCGCTCTGGCGGACGAGAACCACCCGGATCCGGTTGTACAGTCGGGCGGTTACAGCGCCGCCCAGCTCGCCGAAGACCTCAACATGCAGGTCGACCCAGCGGTCGACGGCATCGAGTTCTTCTCCACTCTGGAGAAGATAAACTTCGTGGAAAACGAATCGAAGACGACGTCGGAAACCGACAGCTCCGCCACCTTCAATCTCACTAACGATGATGTCGTCGAAGGTTCCATCAAGGGCCGCGTCGTGGTGGCGGGGGTCGTGGTTCAGTCGTTCGCGGTCAATTCGGAGGGCGGGTTCAGCTTCAGGCAGCTCGTTTCTTCGTCCGTGAAGGCGATCAGCGGTTCTGTTGATCTCGCTGCGGGGACGATAACGCTCAACTACAACGGCAACCTGTCGGCCGGAACGAACGGAATCTACGTCGACTACAAGTACAAGGAGACCTTCACCACCTCGAGGATCGGCGTCAGGACTACCTTCTCGTTCGGCCCATCGGCATCGCTCGAGCTGGTTTCCGTGGCCGACGCCCTGTATGGCCCGACCGAAGTGGACGAGGGCAGCAATGTCCATGTTTCGCCCACGGGTCTCGGCAGCGGCATGACGGTCGCCCAGGTCACGGGAAGCGGAACTCTTGTCGATAACGAGAGGAATTCCGGCCCGTTCGACTTCACCTCCCTCTCGGAGTTCAACCTTCAGGTTGTGGTCGACGGCACGGACAATGTCCTGATCGACAACGTCAATCAGGTGATCGACTTGTCGAGCCTAGGCAGCCTTTCTGCCGCCACGGCGACTCAGGTCAAGGAAGCCATAAACACAGCCATATCGAACGGCGATGTCCCCGGCGGCTTCGAGGCCGTAACGGTTGGCGAATATGTCTCGCTGCGCACGCTCCACGTGGGCAACGACGCGAGGCTCCTCGTCAAGTCGGAGAGCTCCGTGTTCGAGTTGCTCGGTTTCGACGCTCCGTTTGTCGACCCGACCGACACCTCTTCTGACACCGGCCTGTATGTCACCGCCGAGGGCTCTTCGCCCGAAGGCGTGACGGGCGCCGCCGCCATATCCACCTACGGGCTGGTGAGGGGCGACAGCAACCGCTACGGCGACATTTCGGTGACGCTGAGCGCGGATTCGGCCGGCATCGACGGCAACGCCACCCAGGTGGCGATCAAGAACAACATCCGCGAGGGCAACTTCGTGATGGAGGTCTACAACAACGGCGTGCAGGTCGAGTCTTGGGGCAATCTGACCAAGGACGAGACCAGCCGCTACTACGTGGAGACCTTCCTCAGCCTGGTTTCGGACTTCGTCCGCGCCACGGACAACAGTGCCAACCCGGCCCCGCCGATGGACGGAATCTACTCGCTTTCCGGCGGCAACGACGGAATCCCGGCTGACCCGGACGACCAGGACTACCTGCTCATCGGCAACCCCGTCGGCTACACCGGCATCTACTCGCTCAGCGAGCCCGAGCAGGTCGACCTCGATCTGATCGCGGTGCCGGGACACAGCTCGACGGGAGTCGTCATGGCTCTGATCGACATGGTGCAGAACATGAGGATGGACTGCATGGCCATCGTCGACGCTCCCTTCGGATTGAGCGTCAGGGAGATCGTCGCGT